CATTTCATGAGATATAGTTCCAAGACTGGCTGTTATAGGTGTTGGAGCGGTAAGAGATGCGGTAATTGTATTAGATTCCCAGGCGTTTTGCCCCCAGGCTACTAAAGGACTATCTCCTCCCCAGACTGATGCCATAGGACCTGCCCTCCTACGATGACGTTAGTCTTATAATCGCGTTGGATGAATCGTTAGCTGGAAACTGAAGTGTGAAAGTTCCAGAAGAAACAGTTTTGTCTCCTCCAAAATTTATAACTAAAACAGAAGCGTTTGTAGTTAAACCACTAATAGTGGATGAATTATAAATTAAACATCCTCTTGCAGTGAAAGTAGCTGATGTCCAGGAGATATCAGAAAAATCTGTGTAAGAAGTTGTTGTTGATTTTGCAACTCCAGTATTTGTTAAAGCTGATCCTCCGGAACTATATCCTGAACCTGTTGTTGTAACTTCGTATGTATCTGTAGGATCTGCAGACGGAGTACTTGCAGCCGCCCATACAGTTGTAGTTGTTCCCAAACTTGCTGAGTTACTAGAATATAATGCTATTTTAAAAGTACTACCTGCTGGAGTATCTCCAGAAGCGTTAAAGCTGTGATGACCTTGTAAAAGTTCTTCTTTAAAAGAATTTGTTAAACACGATGTTATTGCCATATTTTTCTCCTATTTACGGAGACGTAGACTTAACTGGTATTCTAACTGTTCCACTAGTATAGTCATCTCGTCTTCGTCTTCCAATTTGCACTCCTGCAAATTTTTGTACTTCTTGTTTATATTTATTCTCGTATAATGTCAACATGTCCTGCGGACCTTTTAAATATCCATATGCTTCTACCAGACAGGCATATAAAAGACCACTCGGAAAATACTGACTTACATAAGTCCCCGATGTTTCAGTCACTAAACTACTAGGAACCATATCATAATACACCCTAAAATAATAATTAGAATCTGGAGTTGGAGCTATATACATCCCTCCAGAAGTAGTGTCTGAGGTTCCAGTTGCTCCTCCAAACATCGCATAATATTTAGGAAATCCTGTAACGTCCTGAGCTGTTTGATCGCCTTTAGTACCTGTTAATCTATCCGTATATTCGCTTAAATAGGTCTGGTCCTTCTTTTCCAGCCAGCTCCCGGCTCCCTCGGTATTGGTTGTAGAATTAAATACCTCTACTCCTCTTACAAAAACAGTACCCGTTGCTCCTTTACTTCCTTTACCACGTGCATTTATGGTATTATCATCAGCTACTAACGTTCCTTCTGTCACATATCTATATGCATCAAGTGGAACATCATAAAAAATTCTAAATTCTGCATCTTCAATAAATCTATTAATAATAGCAGCACTTAAAACCGAACTGTCAACTTCGGTATAGCTTCTGATATCATCAACTAAACTTGAATAAGTAAATCCTGCCATTATAAACTCTCTACATTAAGAGGACTAATAACACAATTAAATCCTCCACCTTTTTCAGTACCTGTTGCAGCACTAGGTAATGTTACTGTAAAACTATCTGTTCCGACTAAAGAAACAACTTTAAAAGATCCATAAATCGTGGCTCCGGAATCATGAGATCCAGCCGTTGTTGATGGAGGAGTATATCCCCGATAAACGGCGGAAGTTCCCCTCGTACATCCGGTTAGATCATTGGATGATCTTCCAGTGTATGTAATAATTTCATTTGCATACAATCCGGTAGAACTATCAATTTTTTTAATCATAATGGATCCTGATGTAGGAAAATTAGATCCATCGGTTAAAGTAATTGTTGTAGCACTGGCCGTAATATCTCCATTCAAGGTAGTTTGTAATTGTAGCTGTGCAACTGAAACCCCACCAACGGGTTCTTTAACAGAAGTAAACCTTAAAACATCATTAACTTGTAGCTGATTATTTTCAAATGAAACAGTCAAAGTTGTATCAGATGAAGTTGTAAAAGGATTTAAAGGTAAAAAATCCTGGCTTCCAAATTCTGTTCTTGCAGGTCTTGCTGTTTGCAATGCCTGTGGATCTGCACTTGTTGGTTTGGGTTGAAGTTGTGGTTGTTTAGGTTCGTACTCTGATATATGGACAAATGCGCCGTTCCATTCTTTTACCATTTCATTATATGGAAAGGCCATACCTGATCTATCTGATATTGCTAATGCATATTTGCCCTGTGAAAATGTAGTCATTATGTTCCTGGATAGTAAATTTTGGGTGCTATATAAGTAGAATTAGAAGAACCATCCTCTTTTTCAGCTCTTAATAATTCATCTTCATATAATAATTTTAATTCTTGTGTTCTTTGTGGTGCATATTTAGTTGCTAAATAATAGGATAGTCCAGCTACCATAGAAGGTACATATCTATATGGAACATCAGCTGCATTTGTAAAAGCGCCAACATCTTCAATTCGTTTTGTGTAATAAAAATTAATTAGGTTTCCGTCCTGTGCTGCGCCAGGAGTTAAATATATAGTCATTGTAACTTTATCTATAAATCTTTGTACCCAGTACTGAGTAGGTAAACCTGTAGCTGTTTTATTTGAAAATCCTTGATACTGAGATCTACTAATTTTTGTCATTGGAGTATCAACAGTTGTTGAAACCACTCTATAATTAGCTTCCTGAATATCTGTCATTCCATTTGGAAATTGTGTAACAGTATCTCCGGAACTATGAGTAGCGGCCGTGCTGCCGTTTACTCCTCTTGTACATCCCGTTAAGTCTAAAGTTGATATTCCTGTATATCTAATTTGTTCACTATTAATAGTTATAATTCCGCCACTTGTTGGCATCCCTGTAACTGATGCTACACCAATTGTGGTGACACTTGCATTTATTCCTGCAGATAAAGTAGTGGGAATACCTTCAGATGCACCATCTGCGGGCGAACGATAAAAAGTATATACTGATTGATCCTCAACTAATTTAATATTCTGATTTTTTACTTCCCAAAAATGAAGTCCCCTATTACCCCATTCAGAAAATAAAATATTTAAAGATCGTTTTGCTGTTTTTAATTGATAACCTGATACACTTTGAAGACCAATACGTTCATATGCGTCTTCGATGATTTCATCTATGCCTAGGTTCTTATCAAAAATATAAGAGCCAGAAGTCGTATTAGCCATCTAAACTCCTATCCGTAATAAAATGTTACGTCAGCAATAGTGCCCAAAGAACAGGTTGGTTTTGTTTCACACCTCAAACCAGTTCCTGGAAAAGTTACATTATACACAAAAGGACTACTAGATCCATCTGGCGTTCCAAAAATACCAAGTGAAGTTCCATTATCCTCTATATCAATAGTCCCAGCTCCTGCTGTGCAATTTGCAGAAAATCCTAAAACTCTAGCAGGCCCTGCAAAAATTACTTGATTCGCTGAAGTACTTGTTATTCTTTTTAGTTTTATATCCACTGGATATGTACTCATATTTATCTCCTTAAAAAGATGCTCCCGAAGGAGCATCTTTAATTATTTATTAAGACTCTTTAGCCCAAACACCTTGAACGTCAGTTACTTGCCATGCAGTAACATCACCATTCATAGCTTGGATCTTAACATAGTCTCCAACTTTAGATGTGGCTTGTGTATTGATCAAATCTTTGTCGTCTGTAGATGATCCTTTGTAAGTAATACCATCACTTGCGTTTGGACTAATTGTTAAATTATTAGTTCCATCCTCAGCAGTATTAACAAATGTAAACACATTACCTACCGCAATAGCTGGTAAAGTAAAAACTACATCTTTAGTTTTTGAAGTAAGAGTTTTTCCTGAATCAGTAGAAATAACGACAGTATAATTGGATGATTTTTCTTCGATATTGTATCCAGTTACACCAGCTTCGTTTTTCTTACCTTGTAAAACAGGTCCTCTAAACAATGTTGTTGCCATAATTATCCTCCTAGTTTTCCGAATACTGTCTCTAGGCCGTCGACTATACGCGTCAGTATTCTAATTAATTGTATAGTGATTTATTTATATCTGAAATTTGTAAAGAGTGCAAGAGATCCCTGCATGAAAGTACGATTTCGGCGATGTGGCGTTTAATTAAGTTGCCACAGAAACTTGGGGGGCAGAATTCCTGATTTTATTTTCTCTATCAGCAATTTTAGACTCTTCAGCCTTAATCTCATTAATAATATCTTTAATAACATTATCAATTTTGAGCATGTCCAAAGTATATTTACCACTTTGCTCATACTCAGACTGCCACCTCAACTCCAAGAACCTTTTTTGTTTGTATAGGTCTTGTATCATGGATAACCTCCTCATAGGTTATTCTTCGAGGAATGTCCGGAAACATCCCTGTTGATTCCCACTTTATAGACTTTTCTCCTATCTTGTCAAGGATAGATTTCTCAATAGATTCAGCATTATCCTCAGCTAAAACCTCAAATTTAGAGTGATGATCGTAAGCCCATATCTGTACTAGGAATTTTTTCATGGTTTTTTCTTTCTAATTTAAGATTGTGGCGGAACTATGTCCCGCCACAAAAAAGTTTAAGTATTAAGCACCTGGTGATCCGAAGATACCTCTCCAGTCAGACCAGCCGAAAACATATCGTTCTCTAGCTTTATATCTAACATTGCCAGTGTCGAAATCACCTTCCATTTTAGTAGTCAATGGAGTTCTTTCGAAATGTTTCATACCATTTGGCACATCTGTTTTAATGAACCAAGCATCAGTATCTGTTAAGAAATTATTAACAGCATATCCTTGAGAAATCATTCCCAAAGACTTGACAGCATTGATATCATTATCAGCAGTTCCAACTCTACCTGCAGACTTCATAAGTCTTTCAGCAGTAAATTGTAATGCAGATGGGATGATCATTTTAACACCTTTAGCAGCGATCTTTAAACCTCTTTCA